AGATTCCATACCCAGCTGATCTTTGACACCAACACTATGATTTTTTTGTTTTTGAATTTGTTGTTCAGCTGTAAAACATTGATGTACCAACTTCATAATCCCAGCAGCTTCTTTGCCAGTGTCCAATGCTTCTTTAATTGCTGAAGTCGCACTCTTCAGCAAGGCTATCCCAGCAGCTGCTTCAACTAACATAAATTTTCTCTTAAATTATTTTGATAGAACTTTGTCTAGTTTATCTTCAAGTCTGTGTAAGGCATCCATAAGTTTTGTAATGTCATCCTTAACATCATCTTTTCTTGCATAATTATATGCAATTTCTTCTCTTGTTTTATTAATTAGTATTTGTTGCCTTTTAACCTCTTTTACAAGGTATGTAAACACCCAAGCAAAGGGCATCAAGATCAGTGTTATGATTGCCGACCATAAGGTCGCTAAATCTAACTCCATTAACTAGCCTTTGAGTTTTCCATAGCCTTAGTAGTTTCATCATTACCAAGTGATGTCTTTAATGCTTGTAGATATTGTTGATGTAATATGTTGGCATCTTCAAAAGCATCTTTGAGATCATTAGTTTGCTTTTGAAACTTGGCAACCTTAGTTACTAATCTTATCTGCTCTACAGATAAATCTTCTTGAGCATACGATTTCCCATCAATTTGTATTACGTTTGATTTTTCAGTCATTATGCACTCTCCAATGCTGTTATTCTTGCTTCTAATTCTAATATGGTCTTGGTCAATAAAGGCACTAACTTAGATTGGTCTATGGCTTGTGGATCAATCTTTGATGCTTCTTTTACATCACCAACCTTTTTACCTTCAGGTATCTCATCATCTTCAACATAAAAAACCTCTTTTGTCATGGCATCTTTTTCGCCAATTATAGCTTCAGGTACAATGCTTGATACTTCATGTGCTAAGAAACCATCAACAATCCTATCTGTGCCATCTGCTATAAAGTTAAATCTTGCTGGTTTTAATTGTTTTAATCTAGTGGTTGCATCAAAGTCATACGTTACATTTTCTTTTAATCTGTAATCAGAACTTGTGCTAAAATTAGTTGAGGTAGTGCCATTTTGTTGTATAAACCCACAATTATCTCCATTAGAATTTAAAAAAACCAAAAAGTTAGAGCCAGTATTTGTAGTACGAGTGGTTTTTAACACTATTGCATTAAAATTAGTACCATCAAATACTGAACCAAATGAACAAGCAGTAAAAGCAGAGGTAGTTCCCATTAAAAAACGACCTGTTGTATCTATGGTTATATCAGCAGTATCAGCACCAGTTCCACATCTAATACCTAATGTATTAGTTCCACTCACTTGACCTATTTGAAAATCTGGTCTTGTGCCATTCCCCACTCCAAATCCTAAAAAATGGTCATCACCTAAATGAACACCATTGCCAGTTGCAAAAGTAGGTGCAGAATGACCTATTGCAATATTATCTGAACTTCCTTGAACAAACAACATATTGGCATTGCCATTAGATTCAACACGAAAGTCTAGGTCTGCACTATCTTGATTAAGCACTGTTTCTGTTGCACCTATTTGTAATCTATTATTTGAAGTTCCATTTGTAAAACTTTTAATATTAATTTCACCATCTTCTGTGCCATCACTAACATCAGTTAAATGTACTTTCATTTCAGCAAAAGTTATTTCTTCCCCAGTATCATTATCAGCAACAAATTTAATTTGCCCTGTTACATCTCCATCGGCAGGACTAGAGGAATCTCTTTTTAAATTTAATATTGGTGCTATGTTTGCATCAGCATCAGTAGATGTTAAAGTTAATGTAGCACTATTATCAGTAGTAGTTATTATTGCTTGTCCTGATACATCCAAAGCCACTGTCGGAGTTTTGTTTACACCAACCCTATTATTAGTCTGATCAACATATAATGGAGTGCCTGATCCAAATGCCTCTTTTTGATGCGACATAATCTCCCTGAGAGCATTGTTAACGTCTGAGGGGTTCATGCTGTTTTCAGCTAGATTTACATCTCCCACCACTGTGTTGTTGTTGGCGGTGGCATCATATTCGGTTAGTTTGTCTTTTGCCATTTAGATCTCCTGACTTTCCACAAAAGCCTTGTAATTAGCTTTGACTGTATCTGTCCATACTGCATTGGCTACTGCTTGTACTTCGGTAGCTTCTCCACTTATGTCGGTGTCTGTGTGTGTCCACTTGCCATCACTATCTTTTGATGATGAACATGGTTGTAGAACGTGCCTATGTCTTGACCTACTAATCTCTGTACCATCTTCTTTGATGACTGTATCTGTAGCTACTTGAACATTCCAACTTCCTACAACCTCTATCTTTTCTATTACTGCTTCTTTTGTTATCGCCATTTTTTACTCCTACGATGCTCTATAAACTAGTGATCCGTTAATACCTGACGGACTTGATGTAGTACCTGATTCACTTAAATATAATTGTGTTTGTCCTGAAGCAACAGTTGTCCAACCATGACCTCTTGATGCTATTGAACCTAATACATAAGTACCAGTATCAGAATCGTCAGAAGCACTAAATGGTAAGCCTTGAATTCTAGCATAAGATGATATAGCTAAACTAGAGCCAGATACTTGAAATTGTAAATATACTGTTCTACCTATTTTTGTGTATTGCCCTGATAAAGAACTTACAGTGCCACTTGGGGCATTTACAAATGAAGGTGTCCAAGTTCCTTCTTCATAATCGTCAAGCAGATTAGATGCAGTAGCAGATGTTACACCAAGATGTATACCTGCTCCTGATTGTCCTAAAATGATGTTACCACTTGGATTTACATCAAACAAAGCACTTGCATCTTGTTTTGATACTCTAAAATGATTACCAGTTGCCGCTCCTAAAAATACTCTACTGTCTGTACCTAATTGCAATCCTAATCTTTGAACAGTATTGCCTTGCAAAACCATCTGATGATTATCACTGCCACCACCCATATGAAAAGCTGTGTCTGGAGCAGATTTACGAACACCAATTCTATTGTTTCCAGCATCAACAAAAAACATATTAGCATCATCATTAGACTCAACACGAAAGTCTACATCAGCACTATCTTCATTAAAGACTGCACCACCTTTGGCAGATAAAGCACCAGTAACCGACAAAGCAGTTAATGCTTGTGAGCCAGTGTCTACGTTCTTTAAATGTGCCATCAATTCTCTAATGGCATTGTTGATGGTGCTAGGGCTACACCCCTCAGAAATATCTATATCATTTATGACTGTGTTATTCCCTGCGGTACTGTCATATTCTGTAATATTTGCCTTGGCCATATTATCTCCTCATATTTATATCAGGTGCAAATTCATTGCCTAACAATCCTGATGTTATATTTCTTGCTGAAGGCACTCCTGCCCCATAAATTCCTTCTCTGACTATCGGAACACCTAGTCTTGAATAGCCACTAATTAAACCGCCTGTGACCAATCCAGTTGTTAATGGATCTATACCTGCACCTGCACCGCCCAAATTGAGCAATCCGCCTGTTACAAGTTGTCTTGTTGCAGTACCACTATCTGGCAATGTTAGGTTTAGGTTTTGACCTTCATTGGCCATGCCCTGCATCAATGCTTCACCTTTTCTAAAACTCTTTTTGTTTTTTCCAACGTCAGCCATTCTTGATGCACCCATTAATTGGTTTGGTGTAAATGTACCTTGTCTGGTTCCACCTTTTTCCACTGCCTTCCCAACAATGTTGAGCATTTTAAATGAAAAATCTAAATCATTAAGTTGTGGTGCATATTTAGGATTGTTTTTGACCAGTGTGTCGGTTAATGCCTCAAGAACTTTGTCATATGAATCTGCATAATTTCTTGTTACCTGATCACCAGAACTTATATATCCTTTGATTTGCTCTCGTAATCCTGACTGTATTTTTTTAAATCCCTCACCAGACAAACTGCCATCAGGACTAAAATTTTTATAAACAATATTATCCATATCCTGTAAAAATTGATTATTTACACTTTTAGGCATTGTGTCTGCCTGCCTTAAAATAACATCATCATAAACAGACTGTAATTCGTCTCTGGTTGGAAACTTTAATTTTGGCTTTAGTTTTTCATATCCATTGCTAATTATGTTTTCAGCAGTTTTGTAAAGTTCATTACCAGTTTTTTTGCCTGCAAGTTGTTTTTTTGGATCTACACCATATTTCTTTAATGGCTCTAAAACCTTACTAAATGTTGCCTTGTTAAACCCTTGAGTTGCCCTTATTTCTGCACCAACAATCGGATCACCTAGAAAGGGTATTGATTTTATGCCCTCTTCTAATTTTCTAATTCCACCACCTACTGACTGACCTAATGTGAGGGGTACTCCTTGTTTAATTAACTCTTTTGCCTTTTCTGTGACTGGGGGTAATGCTTTACCTAAACCAGTTGAAATAGCTGTACTAAGAGCAGTGTCTGGCAGTCTTTCTACTGGATCACCTTCACTAGCACCAAAGCCATACAAACCGCCTTGGGTAGCAATGTTCTTTAATCCTTTAACACCCATGCCTGCAAGTCTGGCACCAGTAAACATAGCTGTTGGTATATTACCTGCAATTTCGGCAGGGTATGCAACTTCTGGAAAATCTTCTCTAAATTTGTTAATTTCTTTTCTAATAGTTTTTAATGTCTCATCATAAGCGGTATTAAAATCTTTACCTTCGGCAAATTTTGCATATAAACTTTTAGCCAGTGCCTCAATTTCATCACCCTGTGCCATAGAAAGGCCTTGTACAGTTGCTCTGGTAAAATCTCTTGCAAACTCACCAGTAGACCTAGTTATTTCTGGCTCAGTAGTGTTGACATCTACTGCATCATCTAGATTGTCATACCAATTTTTTTCTGCCATTAGTTTCTTTTCCTTACTTTAAGTTTTACAGAATTATCAGGTAACTTATAGTACAAACCAAATTGTGCCTTATTCCAATCTTCTGCCTTTGCTATTGGGATAGGATCGAGTTGGGAACCTACTGGCTCATTAAAACCGCCTTGTTTTAACTTATTTAAAAGTGTGTTTTCTAGCACATAAAGTTGTTCTAACAATCCACTTGTACCCATTGCTAGTCCTTGAGTAGAGTTCGGACTTGTAAGTAAATTATCCAAAATTTGAAAGTCACCACCTACCAACGCACCAAGTTCATAAAGATTTTTTATGTCTAATCTAAGTGTTTCTGCTAATGAAGAAACTGCTGTTGCCTCTGGCGATGGTAAATTTATAATTCCAGACAATTGAGTTCTTGTTTTTAAATTTTGCAACTTTCTTGTATATGCGTTTAAGTTACCCAACATCTGGGTTAGCTTTGGCCTGTTTTCTAGAATTTTTAATTTCTGTGCAGAAGGCTTTTCACCTACCACAGTTTTACCAGATTGTTGATCTGGAAAAGGATTGAAGAAACCTGTTAAATTCTGTGCAGGTCTTTGTATTTGTCTAGAACCTCCATCAGGTGTGTTAATTGTTTCATTATAAGGCTTTGATGCATTGCCATAAGCAAGTCTATACTTAGCTTTTTCAGTATTTGATAAAGAATCAAATCCATCTTTTTGTATTTTTGGATTTAATTCTATGAGAGTATTATAAACGTCTGTTTTAAGGCCACTTCCTGTAAACATTCCACCCTGAGTTCTTCCATCAACAACGACCTGGCCAGTCTTTGGATTTACCAACATACCGCCTTTTGGTACTGCTACTGGCTGATTCATCTTTTGTTGTGCTTGGTTCATGGCTAAGTAATTTTGCAATCCTGCATTAAAAGCATTACCTATACCCTCACCGAAACTAACAGGTATCTTAGAATAACCGCCCTGTTTTAACAATTCTGCCGAGGCACCTAGTAAACCAAATGTTGCAGGATCAAACATTCCAGTAGATCCAGTATTGGCACCTAATAATCCAGTCATATTTTCTGGTGTTTGCAGTCTGGGTTTTGGCATTTGTTTGTTTGGATTGATTGTAATTCTAAGTGGATTTGCACTTACAGGTTCAGTTGATCCATATGTAACCCTTGGAGTAAAAGTCATACCATCAGGTCGTGCCATACTAGCATCTCTTGCAAATAATAAATCTATAGGTCTAACCATATTACGAATACCCTAATAGGCCTCCCCCAATTGCTCCTAGCATGGGGTTAAAACCTGCCATTCCTGCCAATTGTGATCCACCTAATGCACCACCTAATGCAGATAATCCTCTATTTCTAAATACTGGTTGCGTTGTACTTGATCCAACAGTACCACCGCCAACTAATGCCAGATAATTGTTAAGTCTCTGATCATCTATATTTTGCTCGAAATTAAATCTGTCTATATCTGATTGGAGACTAGCCATTGCATCAGCTTCTCTTGCACCACCAACCTTTGCCAATTGTTGTGCATCTAGATTTTGTATGTTTGGAGCCATTCTCAGGGCATCTTGTTGTGCCTTATAGGATATTGGTGCCAATGCTGATGCCAATGCCTGTTGGTTAGCCCCAGAGCCATATCTTCCTGCTGTTGCAAATCTACTTTCAACACTGTCAATAACTGGCTTGAATGCCATACTCATTAATGGGTTTGTACCCATAAGATTTTGTTGCACTACCCCCTGTGCTTGAGCAGTCAAACTGTTAGGATCTAATGCCCTGTCTCTTACCATATCAAGTGCCATTTCACTTTCTGGAGAAAACCCTACAGTAGTTGGAAATGGATAAAAATTTGGCTCACCTGTTTCATATCTCTGCTTTGCCTCACTTAGGCCATATTCTAAAAATGGCTTTGCATACTCAGGAGGCTCAACTTGAGTATTGACAGTTTGTTGTCCACTTCTTCCGCCTTTGCTCATTTATATTTCCTTTACTAAAGTTATTGAAGATGGTTTGTAGCTTTTCAAAACTTTTTCCCATCCCTTTCTTCCATTGATCTCAACACCTTTGCAGGCATATTGTTTTGACCATTCAACAATCTCTGGCTCATTTTTAAGCAATGTTTTTAAATTACCGCCTGCAAGCCAAAACCTGAGTATCCTTCTATTTGGATAACTCACTATTTCTGTAACTATTGCACTATCCCTGTAAGCCCAGAACTGGGCATCTCCTGCCTGACACATGGCAAATACATCTTCTGCCGAATGACTGTCATGAGCATATTTCAATGCATCTACAATCCATTTTGTGCATCGTGTAAACTCATCCAAAAATGACGTAGTCAAAGGATCTTGTGGTTGTTGCACTAGCATGATTTAATGTTGCCTGCCCTTTTTGTCTGCCTGTCACATGAATTGTTACAGTTGATGCATCACTTGTTGTCGGCATAAATAATATGACACTGTCACCACCAATACGATCATCACTTAATGTCGTTGTCGTTGCACTGTTTGCCAGTGTAATTGACCCTGTAGAATTGACCTTGCCATCTAGAATATTGTTAACGACATTGGCCACATTTCTTGGATTGTCACCTAATGATGAAAGCCTTCTATAATTACTAACTCTTGTCATCGTCTACCCAGTGGCTGACCTTCTATGTCAAATCCTTGAGCAAAATCCCAGAACCCAGTTATATTCATTCTGATCCTGTGAAACCTGCCTTGTGATCTATGCTGAACAAAACCCTCGTCAGTTAATGAATTAGCTGTCGAAAAGGTTACATCATTATCCTGCCTGTCTCTTGCTCCAACCTGCACTGTGACTGACCCATTTTTAAAATAGGGTACTGATCTGGTAACCAGTGAATGTTTACCCTTATTCAATGCAAACTCTGACGTTTCAATGGTTGCACTCAATGGTTGCCCAGTAAATGACGTAATCTTTTTATCGACTGATCCACCAAATAAAAATGCTCCACCTTTATAAAGGTTTGAATCTAATGGTGCAGGCAATGAATCTAAATTACTGGCCAAATTATCCAAGGCCTCCAATGTATATCCTGCTGTAAAAAATGGGGCTATCAAGTCAACACTGACATTAGCAATTGACCATCTTTGTATTGCATAATTATAGATTAATAATCTGTCTGGTGTTGCTCCTGATTGATTACTATTTGATACATAAGACCATACAACTATCTGGTTTGTAGGATCTACAGCACTTGTCATTTTATCACTTTGTGATGAATTAAAATCCTTGAAGAAAAACTTGTTTACTTTTTCTGCACCTATCGGCACTGATTTTGTACCATCAAATGCATAAAACCCATCCTCATTTAGAAAAAATACTGTATTTCCAATGTGTGATACTGAACCAGAAAACGTACAACCTCTGGCTGTCTCAACCTTATCAATCTGGTAAATTAAAGGTGTACCAACATAGGATGCCCTTACAATTGCCTTTTCCATAAGTATAGTTGCATACTCACCACCAACTAAACCAGTTATTGCACCTGCATCTGGAATGTCTTGAAAGTCGGCCTGATCAGTTCCTACAGTCCATTGTGTTGAATTGTTAATACCAGACCATCTTACCCTAAATGGTACTCTGCCAGATCCTTCATCTATATTGGCAGTCCAAACCTGATCTCTTACCACTGCAATAAAATCTGCTTTTGGAGGTGTTCCTCCTAAGTCTGCAAAGGCACTATCTGTTCCAAGTGTAAATTCCTGCAAGGTTTCTGCAACA